GTTATTACACTGTCGGTTACACTGACGGCGGTATGGACTTCACCAACGACGGCCCCGTGTGGTGCGACTACCCCGAGGATCTGGCGGCAATTATCAGCGGTGCCAACGTCAACGCTACCGAGACCCATCTTCCCGTTGTCTACTTCGAGGGCCAGGAGCTTTAACCATGGCACGCAACATCATCGCAACAGCTGAGACGCGCGATTGTGTGAATGACGAATCAGTCAAAGTAAAGTGCTACGAAGAGCATACCTGTCTCGGCATGCTTTACACCGTGACGGTCGAGACTGAAAGGCATGATGAAGGCGGGTCGTTTTGGGCAAAGAAGTTCGACACTGCAGACGCAGCAATAGCTTATTTTAATTACGCGACGTCGATCGATTGGGAGTGGTAATGATGAGCATGGTAACAGAAGACGCTATTTACAACGTCGAGATGTGCGGATGTACAGGCGTTGCGTGCATCCGATGCAATCCCGGCCCATGCGGGAATAGGCGCGAGGAAAAGCGCCATCATCCTTGGCAGGGCTTTATAGACGTGGATGCCAGCGATGTAGATAAAGTACCAGAGGAAGATTTGAGCGGAATTGAAGGCGGAGCTGATGCGCGTAGTCATCAGCACGATGTATTAAACGGTGTCACTAGCATAAGCGGGAGGTTTTTGTAATGTGCAAAGAGGTAGAGCGCGAGGTATGCGGCACCTGTCATTTTTGGAGCGCAAACGACGGTGATCATCGTGGCATGTGCCACGTACTCCCGCCGACTGTCGCGGAGGATCCACGCAAGCATAAGCTTGTGGCGGTGTCTCCCTACACAGGTAAGGATCGTGCGGCGTGTGCGCTGTGGGTGCTTGGTAGGGGCGAGCGATGATAGTAGATGAGATGGGCATGCAGACACTAGCAACTATCATTGACATGTATGAGATTGGCGGGTATGTCTTTGGACGTGCAAACGCTGAGCAGCTAAAAGACGATGCAGCTACGGTTTTTGTCGCATGCAATCAAATGGTTGGCATGGGGCGCAAAGGAGACTCGGCATGCAAAGTGACTTCCAGTGCTTTTGACGGTGCAGTGATACGCATTTTGTCGCTTGTTATCCTGCTTGTAGGTAGTGGCGAGCTTGATGAGCTTGTAGACGTGATCGAGCGCGAGAATGGTGAGGATGATTACGATGATTGAGATTAAGCCATTGGACTCTTTGACCACGCCACGTGAGTGTGCCTTGAAATTGCTCGAAGAGGCAAGCGAGGCATGCGAAGCACTCAAGTCGCATGATAAGGTACAGGATTGGAACACGTACCAAGACGCACTATGTGAGCTTGCCGATGTGGCTCAATGTATGTGTAATTGCCTGCAGGTACTCGACCCGGCTAATATTGATTGGGAGAGAGCTGTGAGGGTTGTGCAAAAGCACAATCTAGAGCGTGGCCGCAATGAGATGCCAGGGACAAGGACGCTTAAGATTGATTGGTAGTGATGCTGATTATGCCGATCATGGACACACTCGCAATGGACATACTGACAAACCTTCAATGCGTAAAGGATACAGCAATGATCGACAATGAGTTTTTGCAGACCTCTTGGCACTACGACAAAGATACCAAGATGGATGTTGCCAAGGTAGTGTTTATTTTCGACGGCATCGCCACGATTGATCAAAGCGCAAGCCCAGACGAGCACAAGGAGCGCATGACAGAAGCAGTAAATGCGGCACGTGATCAGGTGGGCAACGCTGCTGCACTCTTTGGCAACGACTCCCGTGAGACTGCACTGTGCTTTATGCGTTGGCTGATTTCATGCGAGTTGGGAGCAGAGCGTAAAGACGAGAAGATGGCATATACCAGAGTTAGGCAGGAGTTCGGAAACATTATGGAGGGGTTGTAATGAGCAAGTCACCAAACATCACACGAGCTGAGATCGCGTGCAATCTACGTTCGCTCGCGGCTGAGTGGCGCGAGGACAAGGAGCCGGACATTATGGTTGCCTGTTATGCGCTCTTCTGCGCTTTCGGTGTGATCCAGTGCAGCTTGCCGCTTGCATTCGAGATTATCGCCGCATACGTAGACCCCGAAGGAGATATTTCTTATCACAATGACGAGATCGATACGTTTATAAGTGAGTTTGTCGCATGATGGCATTTAAGGAGTGTTTAAATGGATGTGATCTGGTTTGTCGCAGGGCTCGTTATCGGTGCTGTGGTGGGCATACTGCTTGGCTACAATACCGCGTGTCTCTCCATCATTCGCAAGACGAGCATTAAAGAGTGGGATCGTGAGTGCAAGGAGATGGAGCGAAACAATGAGTCCAACGAGTGATTACCGAGAAGTGTCCGACGATGTGGCACTCAGGTCTGTGTGCGGCAAGCAGGTTCTCGTGAGACCTCGTGGCCATGCATGGGGGTATGTACGCGCCAAGATTGACTACAGCCAAGATGCGCATCAATGGACTGTAGCATACATCGACAACACAAAGCGCGTGAGGCGCGTAGTGCTTTACCATACTACAGCGGAATTGTTCAAATCACTGCAGATTATGAGCAATTTGCTGGTCTAGCAGGTGTTTGTATAAAAACGGACGATTATGCATTATTTTGCATAAACGAGGGGGTTTTATTCATGACAGTTTCGATGGACATGAAGGCACTGGAGCAGACCATGGCGCAGATCATGGCTACTACCGACCTTCCCGAGGACGACCATTACGTCGTGGCTGCGGCTATGAGCTGCACAGACGCGACGTATGACCAGATGATGTGCGGCCCTGCGCAGATGACCGAGTCCCAGTGCTGCGTTGCGGCATGGTGCAGGCTTTTCAGGTGCGGTAGCAGGCCCGTCGATGGCAGAGACGTTGCGTTCGCTATGTCGGCGTTCTCGATCGGTGCGATCAACTTGGCACTTTCTGCAATCGACAGTTTTACGCGCCCTTGTGGCTCCATCGAGACTGACGATGCTTACAAGGTGCTCCGTGCCTGCGTGGGGCTTGCTCCCGCAAGGGCAACGGCGCAGGAGGCTGCTGCAGGCAGGATGCTCCGGAAGTGCGCCGAGCTGCTCAAGACCGATGTTGTGACTAAGGGGTAATCATGGCAAAAGACCTGGTAAAGACCGTTGTAACGCTTTCGTACCACCTGCCGCGAGCCATTGAGGAGAAGTTGATCAGGGATGCTGAGGCGCGTTCGGTAAGGTGGAGGCAGAAGCACGGAGAGGGTTTGTTCTCGCCTGACGCTAATTCTGAGAGTTGCGGAAATGCCCGTCTGAGGGCTTAGAGCATAGCTAAAACGAACGTTTAGGGGTGACCTGGTGTAAGTGCCTAGATCACCTCTTTTTTGTTGAAATACGCGATTTTGTGGGCTTGTGATCGTGTACCCAAAGCTGTGGGCTCAGCTGCGGTGTTTGTGTGACTATTGTTGTGTAGGAATTATGCGGTGAGAGTTATGTGTCTCGGAAGCGGCGTGAAGATTCTATGGTCGTGAGACACTGGATTTTATGGTTTGCCAGGTGTTTTTAGAAAAGTGTCTCACGATGTCTCAGATTAAAAAACGACTCGTGAGACACTTTTTTCGTACTTTTACCAGGCGTTTTGCTGAAAATGTCTCGCGACTGTCTTCTCTCTTACTTTTTTATATGAGAAATAAGTAAAAATATATATAAAATAATAGGTATATAAGGGACTCGCGAGACACGAGACAGTAGCAGAATTGTGAAGGTCTTGACATGCGTCTAGCAGGGCTTTTATTTTTTTACACCACAAAAAAGTGTCTCACCATCACAAACCTGAAAGTGAGACACCTGAGACACTTTCGTAAAACACCTGGTAGATAAAAAGTTTTTGTCTCACGAGAAAATGATCCAAAAATAGTCGCGAGACACTACCACATCTACAAGGTGTTTTAATAATGCGTATGTTGATTTTGTTAATGCGAAAAAATACACAATTAAATAAAACACCTGCTAGATATACGATTTTTCAGCTAAAGGCTGCTCGACTTGACAAATCGAAAAACGCCAAAAGTTTAAAGTTGAGGTTGATGGTTTATTGAAAAGTTTAAATAGTATGTTGAGTGTTTTATAATATTCCTCGAGAGAAATGGAGGCACATCATGGCTAAGACAAAGGCTATAAGATGGCAAAAAGGCTATTGGGTAGGCGGGCCCGGTATCGACGTTGTGCGTGATTACGCACGCCACGGATACAGCAAGAAGAAAATCGCGGCTGAGATCGGCATCACACTCGCGCAGTTTGACCGATGGTGCGCCGAGTCCCCTGAGCTAGAGCAGGCTGCTAACACACATCCGCGATTGATAGATGCCCTGGTAGAGGACGCACTGTATAAGCGAGCTGTCGGATACAAGACCACTGAGGACACTTACCGCCGCGAAGACGGCGACATGGTGCTGGTATCGCGCACGGTTAAGGATGTGCCGGGAGACGTTGGAGCGCAGAAATTTTGGCTCTCCAACCGACGCTATGAGGACTGGCGCATCAATCAACCCGAGCTGCCGGGAGAAAATGAGTACCTGCAAGACGTTAAAAATGTCTTGGTTACTATCGAAACTGTGGCAAACAATACACCTGAGCAGGCCGAATAATGGAAATAAGACTTACTCAGAAGCAGGGAGAGTACGTACGCGAAGCCCATCACAGATGGAACTTCGCAGTCGGTGCGGTGCGTTCTGGAAAATCATATTTAGCCACACTTTATACAATTCCGAAGCGCCTTACCGATATGGCAGGGCTCAAAGGTCTCAATGTGATCTTGGGCGCTACACGTGATAACGTAGAGCGAAATGTCCTCGCACCGATGCGCCAAATTTGGGGCGAGGAATTTATTTCGGACATCAACACCAAAAACATCGCCATGATTTTTGGTCAACCCGTCTATGTGTTCGGTGCCGAGAAGGTTTCCCAGGTAGCAAAGATTCGCGGCTCAGAGATCAAGTTTTGCTACTGTGACGAGGTGTGCGACTTCAACGTTGACGTTTTCGAAATGCTTAAGTCGCGTCTGTCATTGCCTTACAGTGAGTGTCACCTGGCATGCAACCCGGCAGGGCCAAACCATTTTGTCAAAAAGTTTATTGACCAGGCAATGGCAAGCAATGGCAAGGTCGATATCTTTTACCAGCATTACACCATTTACGATAATCCTTTTTTGCCAGCTGCTTATGTGTCTGGGCTCGAAGCAGAGTATGCAGGAACGGTGTACTACGACCGATATATTTTGGGCGAGTGGGCAAAAGCTGAGGGCATGATTTACCCGGAGTGGAGAAAGGCGCTAGAGCCAAAGTGGGAAGGCGACACCAGGGCATATTGCATATCCTGCGACTATGGCACCTTGAATGCTTTCCACGCCCTGAAATGGAAATTGGACGGTCAAGGTGTATGGCACTGCACCGAGGAATATCGATATTCAGGCCGCGAAGAGGGACACCAAAAGACGGACGAGGACTATGTAAGCGACCTCGCGCGATTTTGCCGAGATGCAAATGAGTCTATCCCTGTGGAAGTGATCGTAGACCCATCGGCTGCAAGCTTTATCACGGCGCTTCGCAGGCGTGGCGGATTTAGGGTGCGCACGGCAAATAATGCTGTGGTGGATGGCATACGAGACACAGCGGCAGCAATGGAAATTGGTACAATTAAGATTGCCGACAATCTCGAAGGATTGAAAGAGGAATTTATCGGCTACGTGTGGGACGATCGAGAGGACTGCGACAAGCCAATCAAGGTCAATGACCACGGTATGGACGCTCTGAGGTATTTTGTGCGTACAAAGCACGTGAATAAACCAAAGAGTGAATATACATCCCCGTTTATACAAAACGATGCAACAAAAAGGAGGTTCGTCCTATGAGTTGGGACTCAATTAAAAGTGACTCAGCACGTCTGCTCACCTACCAGGACTTTGTGGATGCGGGAGAGGAAAACCGAGAGGCTTTCGCGCTTGAAGCAATACGCCGACACATGGCAAGCGAGTCGTACCAGATCGCTGTAGATGCTGATTTGTATGACGCTCAGAAAAACCCGACTATCAATAAATATGTGCAACAGATTTTTGATATTACCGGGTCAAAATTGGTCGATTTTACGGCGAGCAATAACAAAATCGCGTGTAACTTTTTCCATCGCCTGAACACTCAGCGCGTGATGTACTCGCTGGGAAATGGTGTGAGTTTTATAGACAACAGCGAAGCAGGCCATAAGGACACTACCAAGGAGCGACTGGGCAAGCACTTTGACCATGACATGCAGATGCTCGCATACAAGGCGCTTACGCACGGCGTATCTTTTGCATTCTGGAATATTGACCGTATGTGCGTCTTTCCGTTGACTGAGTTTGCCCCGCTGTGGGATGAGCAGACGGGAACACTCCGTGCCGGCATCCGCTTTTGGCGGCTCGATCCCACTCGCCCTATGCAGGTGGTTTTGTATGAGGAAGACGGTTGGAGTCGTTTCCAGACCGTGCAGTCATCCAATGGAGCATCGTCTGAGCGCCTCGTGATGACTAGTGAAAAGCGACCGTATATCACGCATTTTGCATACACTCGCGCAGATATGGATCCTCAGGTAATTGCAGCCGAGAATTATTCAGCGCTCCCCGTCGTGCCGATGTGGGGAAGCAAGCTGCATCAATCCACTCTCGTGGGCATGCGTGAGAAGATAGACTCTTACGACCTGATCCGCTCAGGCTTTGCTAATGACTTGCAGGATTGTGCGCAAATCTATTGGATGATCGCAAATGCCGGGGGCATGACTGACCAGGACATGCAGCGTTTTCTCGATCGCCTTAAAATCAATCATGTGGCGCTGGTAGATTCTGAGGACGGCGGATCTGCACAGGGTTTCACGCAGGAAATTCCGTATGAGGCGCGTAAAGAGTATCTAAATATGATTCGCGCTGGCATCTATGAGGATTTCGGCGCTCTTGACGTACATACTGTGGCCGCAGGTGCGACTAATGACCACATCGACGCGGCATATCAGCCGATGGACGAAGAAGCTGCCGACTTTGAATATCAGGTTTCTGAATTTATTCAGCAGCTGTTGGCTTTGATGGGTATCGACGATCAACCAGTTTTTAAGCGTACGCGCATAAGCAATCAACTTGAGCAAGTGCAGATGATCGTTGCTGAGTCCGACTACCTTGACCGTGAGACGATCTTGCGCAAGCTGCCGAATGTGTCGGCTGACGAGGTGCCTGCAATCCTTGACCGATTGGATGCGCAAGAGCAGGATATGACGGAAATTACGCCGCGTGCTATCGTGACAGATGATGGTGACGATATCGATAATGAGGAGATCGAAAATGAGTAATCCAAGCATTACCGCAGATAAAACGCCGTGGTATCAATGGGACACTGGGCTCACGGTCACTGTTTCCGGTGGCGAAATGAATGAATGCCACTTTGCTAATCGCAAGCAGGGCACTGCATATGTGCAGGCAGTTATCAATGGCGTTGCGCGAGTGCCTGACGAGCTGTTACAGGTTGCATCTCCCATTAAGGCATATGGCTATGTGTCAGATGGTGCAGGTGGTCAGACGTATGTAGAGCAGACTTTTGAGGTGATCGCGCGAAACATTCCCGCCGATTACACATACACCAAGACTGCACAGAAGACTATCCGCGATGCAGAGGCAGCACGTGATCAGGCAGTGCAGGCAGCTAAGGATGCCAAGGCACCTGGCGCGTTTTGTTTATGGAGGACTGAATGAAAAAAGAGACTTTCCCAGGATACCAGCTGATAACGTTTGATGATGGTACATATGGTTACGTCATGGCTGACGGAAAAAGCAAGAATGGCTATAAGTCTAAGCAAGGAGCAAAGAATGCAGCCAAAAAGCTTGCGACCGCCTTGCAGGTTATGCCATACACTCTCACAGACATTGAGCAAGCACTGGCAGACGAGCTATCAGCGCTTTATGACGATGCTGCAAAATACCTGGTAGACAAGGCGAAGAATTTTGTATCGAAGTATCAACCGGGAAAGCAGTACGACGCTGATGCGCTTAACGCACTCATTAAGCAGCTGACGGATCAGATTGCAAAGACAAATGCCGATGCGGTGGCGGCAATCAATGGGTATGCGCCGCTTGTGGCAGCTGAGCAAGCGAATTTTACAGAGTATGCTATCGAGGATGGAACGACATTAAACCCTAGCTTTACCCTTCTCAATCAAGACACAGTACTGCGCTTGATCAAGGATTCCCCCGCTGTGCTGCCTAAGGCTAAGGCAAAGATTGCGAAAAACAAGCAATGGAACACACCTAAGCTACGAAGCGCACTTACACATGCGATCGTGCAAGGTGACTCAATACCTAAGCTGAGCAAAAAAGTCGAGGAAATTTGCGGCTCAAATAAGGCAATCGCCACACGCAATGCAAGAACTATGATGACCGGGGCCCGTAATGCTGGCACGCTTGCTGCATACGTGCGAGCTGAGCAAAACGGAATGCATATCCAAAAGCAATGGATGGCCGCGCTCGATGAGCGCACTCGTGTAAGTCACCGACATTTGGACGGCGAAATTAAGCCCGTCAATGAAAAATTTTCTAATGGCTTGATGCACCCGGGAGACACGACGGGAAGACCTGCTGAAGTGTGGAATTGCCGCTGTACGATGGTTCCGATCGTAAATGACCAGCTGTATGAGGGCAAGCGTGCAAACAAGCTTAATGATATGAGCTACGAAGAGTGGCGCAACGCTCAGCCAAAGCCTAAGAGCAAAGCAAAGAAGAAAAAGAAAACCGCAGGTAATGACGCCAAAAGCAATACTAATGAGACACATAAAAGTGAGACTACAGAGATTCCAGACAATAAGGCAAGTCTTATTGCAGCTTTTGAAAAAGCTAAGGCAGACGCTACAGCAGATCATGGTAAGCTCGATGATTACCGACAAGCTGCTAAAGCTCTTTCAGAAGGTATTGAATTCGGAGATACTTTCCAAGCATTAATTGGAAAAAAGCACGTCGTTAAGATGCAAGAGCTTTTGGATGCGGCGCAATCTGAACACCCTGAAATAGTTGAGATGTATCGCGCTTGGCAATCACAGTTCAATTTTGAGCAGATCGACAAAGACGGAGCGTATTACTTTTCGTATGATCGAAAAGTGCATATTAACCTTAAAGACGTTGTTGATGAAAACGCTTATAGCGCCGAATACAACACCCTATTCCACGAGCTTGCACACCTCATTGACAATTGCTGCGACTCACCAGGTAACGAATTCAATTACATTTCAAAAAATCTCACGAGCCGTATCAAGGATGATTGGACTATATATCGAGATAAGATGATGCGTGAGTTTCTTGAGGATGATGATATTGATTGGGCAAGCGAAGATCAGCGCAATCAGTACGCCGTACAATACATGCAACAGATAGCGTGTGCAAAGCCAGGTGAAGATCCGCATTACACATACTGGCAAGGATACGCATACGACAAACGTGCTTGGGCGGATGTGTCCGATATTGTGGAGGGATGCACCGGAATTGATTTTCCTTTTGGATGTGGGCACGGTGCAAAATATCATCAAGATCTCGAAGGTAAGACCGCGAGGGAGTTCTTTGCAGAGACGTGTGCAGCTGCAATCACGTGCCCTGAGTCTTTCGCCAAGATTAGCGAGGTATTTCCAAGTTCTGTAAAGTTACTGGTAGATATCGTAAAGGATGTGATCCGATGAAAGACGTGTATGACATCGAGACAAAAGACGAGGCAATTAACGCATATATAGACCGTTTTGGAGGCTTCCCAAAATTTCTTTTCATGGGAGCAAATGAAGACTACATCATTGATGAGGTTGTGAAGGCGCTTGAGCTTGACCGAAAGATTGAGCCTAAAAACGACGAGGCGATTTACTGATGGGTGCACAATTGGTAATTAACCAAGACAACACGCAGACCTGGTTGGATCATTTTAAGAGCGCGACTAGTCAAGCGCTAGACGAAATAGGGATGATTGCCGAGGGTTACGCTAAGAGAAAGTGTCCAGTCGATACTGGCAACCTGCGCGGCTCAATAACAAACCAGGTCGATTACATTGGCAAAAAGGTCTATGTAGGAACCAACGTCGAATATGCCCCATACGTGGAGATGGGAACCTCGAAGCAGACTGCCCAACCTTATTTGCGACCTGCGGCACAAGAGCATAGCAGCACGTATAAGGCGATACTTAAGATGCATTTGCAAAATTGCTGAATGTGTTACAATATCAAAAATGCGAAGCACAGCATTAAGCCGTGGCCGAAGTAGCGGCCACTAATCCAAAGCAAAGGAGCGAAAACAATGGCACTCACTCGTAAGTTTTTGCGCGCACTTGGTATCGAAGACGATAAGGTCGAGGAGATCATCGGTGCACACCTCGAAACGGTAAACCCGCTGAAGGACGAGCGCGATAGCTACAAGGAGCAGGCCGACAAGGCCGCTGAGCTGCAGAAGCAGGTGGAAGCACTCACCAAGCAGAGCGGTAGCAGTGAAGACCTAGCCAAGAAGTACGAAGACGAGCACGCGGCGTTTGAGGCATACAAGGCAGAAGTTGAAGCTGGTAAGGCGGTGGATGCGAAGAAGTCGGCATACCGCAAGCTGCTTGAATCGTCAGGCATTGATCCCAAGCGCATTGATGCAGTAATGCGCGTAAGCGATGTGAGCGCTATTACTGTCGGCGAAGACGGAAAGATCGTCGATGCCGACAAGCTGACTGAGCAGATCAAGACCGATTGGTCTGATTTTGTAGTCAGCACTGGCACTGTCGGGCAGCGTGTGGACACGCCGCCTGCAAAGCAGACGGGCACGCCTGAGCCTACTAATCTGGCTGAGGCGCTGCACCAAAAGTACAATATTTAAGGAGTTAATCATGGCTATCACTCTTGAACAGGCAAAGGTCGGTATGGCCGACAAGGTCGATCAGCAGGTCGTGGACATGTTCCGCCGTTCCTCCCTGCTTCTTGATCGTATGACTTTTGACAATGCGATCTCCCCTGGTACGGGCGGCTCTACCCTCGTCTATGGCTACACTCAGCTTAAGACTCCAAGCACTGCGGCTGTCCGTGCAATTAATACCGAGTACACGCCCGGTGAAGCCATTCGCGAGGAAAAGACCGCTAAGGCTGTCATTATGGGCGGTTCTTTCCAGGTTGATCGTGTGATCCAGTCTACCAGCGGAGCTATTGACGAGCTTGTATTCCAGGCCGACGAAAAGGTCAAGGCAGTGTCTAACTTCTTCACCAATGCGGTAATTAATGGAACCAATTCCACGACTTTCGACGGTCTTAAGGTACTGTTGACTGGAAGCTCCACGGAATATACCGCTACGGCTGACCTCACTACCAGCGCAAACATTGATTCCAATTATCAGCACTTCCTTGATGAGCTTGACGAGTTTATCAGCGGCATCGACGGTGGCGCGGACATGCTGATCATGAATCGCAAGATGCTGGGTAAGCTGCGCGGCATCGCCCGTCGTGCCGGTTATTTCTCTTCTTCCCGCGATGACTTTGGCCGCGTCGTGGAGACGTACAACGGCATCACGCTTATGGATGCAGGCCAGTACTTTAACGGCACCAATTCTGTTGACATCGTCGCTGATACGCCTGCGTCTTCTGGTTCCGCTGGCACTTCCGACATTTATGCGGTAAAGTTTGGTCTCGATGCTTTCCACGGCATCTCTCCCACGGGTACCAAGGTTGTTCAGACCTACATGCCTAATCTCATGGAGCCTGGAGCGGTCAAGAAGGGCGAAGTCGAGCTCGTCGCTGGCGTTGCCCTGAAGAACACGCTTAAGGCTGGCCGCATGAAGGGCATCAAGACAACTCCCGCGAGCAAGTAAATCAAGGTTAATCGGAGGGCGCGATCATGCTTGAAGAGCTGATGAGCTATCTGCATAATTGGTTTGACCGCGTGCATATCCGGGGTCAGTTCGCCGTCGTTGACGGTGAGCTGACCAGCCTTGACGGCGCGTTTGAGCCGATGCAGAGTCAGTATTACCGTATCGGCGGTTCCATCTTTAACGACGGGCTCCATCAGCACCCAGATTCCACGCTGGTAGATGAGGTGTTTTCTGGCGAGGTCTGGTTGCTTGCAGTTCCTCAGTCTTTTATCGCGCTTGCTGACGAGATTTCAGAGTGGCGCGAAGCACACCCAGACGGTGAGTATCAATCCGAGTCGTTCGGCGGTTATACATATTCGCGCCCAGTTAATGCAGACGGCACATGCGTGCGCTGGCAAGACCAGTTCGCCCGAGAGCTCAAGCATTGGAGGAAGCTCCCATGCTAATTGAAGACTTTTACGATGACTTCACGCTGCTTACTCCCGTGGTTGTTTCTGACGGAGAAGGTGGAAGCACCACGACTTGGCACGAGGTTGCAAAATTCTTCGCGGCCGCTGTCAAAGACACATCGCCTGAGATGCGAGCTGCTGAGCGTGCAGGATCTAAGCCTGAATATACTTTGACGATCAGTGAATCAACCCCCGTGAATATTACATATCACGATGTTTTCAAGCGCGATTCAGACTGTTCTGTTTTCCGTGCGATTTCCTCGACTGCAGACTCAAAGCCGCCTAAGCGTGCGACTTTTAATTTTGCTCAGGTGAGGTGTGAGCTATGGCAGCTACCCTAAGCAAGGCAGCTGCCATGCAGCGCTTTCTGGAGACTTTCGGCATCCCTGTATATGGTGAGACCTCCGTGCCTGATGATGCAAGTTTCCCATATATGACTTATGTCATGAATTGGTCTACTTACTTTGGGCAGCAAGCGACCATAGAGGTCGATTTGTGGTATCGCTGTACCGGGGAAAAGGCACCGAACGACAAAGTTGCCGAAATTGCACAAGCGCTGGTAGGTGGCATCATAATTCCTTGTGACGGTGGCGCTATGTGGGTAAATTCTGGCGATCCTTTTTGCCAAAGCATGGGAGATCCCGAAGACGCACAAATCCGCCGTAGATATATAATTTTGTCCGTTGATTTCATTACGAATTATTAGGAGGCATAATTATGGCTAAGTACACTAAGATCGCTGCCGACACTTTTAAGAAACTCCAGCTAAACGCAGGTGTCCTGTGCACCAGCTTTGAGCCTGCAACCGCAGAAGTAACCGATGCGAACATTTTGGCCGCAACCAGCGGTGGCGTTAATTTCACGGCCACCCCGTCTTTTACCGATTTTGGCGAGGATATCGACAATTGTCCCAAGAACACTAAGGAGCTAAAGCGCCTCGACTCTTGGGAAGTCAAGCTCTCTGGTACTGCAGTGACTGTGGACACCAAGACTGCTAAGAGCTTCATTGGCTTGGCAGATGTTTCGGCAACCAAGGTCACGCCTCGTAATGACCTTAAGACCGGTGATTTTGCCGACCTTTGGTGGGTTGGAGATTACAGCGACGTTAACGTCGATAGCGCATCTAGCACCAAGGCTGGTTTTATCGCAATCCACATGATTAACGCGCTTTCCACTGGCGGCTTCCAGTTGCAGACTGCCGACAAGGAAAAGGGTACTTTCTCTTTTGAGTACACAGCGCATTACTCTATGAGCGCTCAGGATACCGTGCCGTTTGAGGTATATGTGTCCCCTGCTACTCCCGCAGGTAAGTGAATCAAGGCTAACAAGATAAATACCAGAAAAAAGAAGGAGAACTAAATGAAGCTCAGTCAGATTAAGGGCACCGACGCTATCGACGTGCTTGCGCGCATCATCCAGCCGATTGCAAATATTGCACTCGACAAGGATACGATGGAAGCAATCAAGCTCAAGCCTGTGGACAAGGAAGGCAAGAGTGCTGACGAGATCCGCGAGCTTGCAATGGTGCGCGTGCGTGAAGCGATTCCGGCAATGCTTGGCAAGCACCGTGACGATATTTGCGAGATTATCGCCGCGATTAACGGTCAGACTCGTGAGGAGTATGTCGCTTCGCTGACATTTGCCAAGCTCCTTAAGGATTGCATGGACGTGCTCACGGATAACGAGCTTCTTTCTTTTTTCAGCTAGAGGCGGCGCTGCCTGGTACTTTGTGGCTTGCATGGGGCGAATGTCGGCATATAGTCGGTATTCGCCCCTTTTTGTATTACGCCACTGCTCAGGCTAAGGAGCGTGTGCGTTTGCATGCATGGCAAGATTACATTGCGTTTTGCGTGCAAATTGCCCCGGAAGGCAAGTATGCGTCAATGTCCTGGCACGACGTGATCAATCCGCCTGAGTACTTTGACAGTGCCGCCGTAATCGACCATCTCAAAAATGCTGGAATTGTGGAGGTGAAGGAAAATGAATCTATTGGATCTAGCAGTACTGATCAGTGTTGACGATAAGGCATCAGAAAAGATTTCTAACGTTGCAATGGCAACCGGAAATCTTATGACAGGTATTCAAAAAGGTGCCGCTATCGGTATCTCCGTGGTGCAGCAGGTAGCAGCAGCGGTTGGCTCCGTGCTTGAAACTACTGTCGGCGCTGTGGCTACATATGAGCAGATGACAGGCGGCATTGCAAAGCTCTACGGCAATGCAGGTCAGACGCTCGAAGAGTATGCTGCAGCTAATGCCATGGCAGCAGATGAGGCCACGGCCGCATGGGAGCGCAATAATCAAGCACAAGAATTAATGATGCAAAATGCCTGGAATGCGTGGAAAACGACAGGCCAAAACGCGAACGATTACATGGAGACGGCTACGCAATTTTCCGCGTCCCTTGTATCGTCCCTCGGTGGTGACACTCTCAAAGCAGCAGAGCTGACCGACGTGGCAATGCGTGCCATGAGCGATAACGTCAACACTTTTGGCACTGACTTTAATTCTGTTTCAGACGCTTTTAAGGGATTTTCCAAGCAAAATTACACGATGCTCGACAACCTCAAATTGGGCTATGGTGGCACAAAAGAGGAAATGGAGCGTCTTATTAAAGATGCTAATGAGTATCGCGCAAGCATCGGCGAAAGCTCAGACCTCACCATTGACTCTTTTGCAGACCAGATCGAGGCTATCCAGTCAATCCAGGAAAAGCAGCAGATAGCAGGCACGACGGCGAAGGAAGCAGCCACGACCATTGAGGGAAGTACCTCGATGGCTAAGGCAGCGTGGGAAAATCTCGCTACCACGATTGGCGGCGGTACGCTCGAAAATGTGCGTACTGCTATGGGAGATTTCGGCGAATCCGTCCTGACCGTGCTTGGAAACGTCGTACCCGCTGCATCGACTGCACTCACAAACCTTGGTGAACTTTTCGCAACGGGAATGCCGGTCACTCTCGAGAAAATTCAATATGCAATAGAGACGTATGCACCGATGCTCGGTGAAGCTCTTGGAAATCTTTTTAGCGGAATTGGCACGTTTATTGTCGAAGCTGGCCCAGGTATAGCTGAGTATGTCGGCGAGATGCTTTCCGGTGCGCTTACGTCTGGCGCTGCTGTGGCTGCAAATGTGATACCCGACATTATCAGCACGATCGGAAGCCTTCTTGGCTCTTTCTTCTTGGGTCTTCTGCCTTCTGAACTGGGAGAACCGCTAAATACTGCATTCACTGAGACTTTCAACGGCCTCGGTGACATTGCTGAGTCTGGCTTTTCTTTCCTCAGCGACACACTCCCGACGCTTTTGTCTGACGCTGCTACAACGATCGGCACGGTAATTCAGGGCATATTGGACACCTGCGGCCCAATTTTTGAGAGCATCGGTACTGCTGCAGAAGGTGCTTTCCAATGGCTCAGCGAAAATGCACCGGGTGCGATTGACACTGCTTTTGCCACGATCGACGGCGTTATAAGCGCTGCTGGCGAAAATCTCCCGACAATCATGGAGAACATTGGCACTGCGGCTGACACTGTTTTTACGACCATCCAGACTGTAATCAGCTCGGCTAGTGATGTAATTTCTCCCATCCTCGAAGGTATCGGCACGGCGCTTGACACGGCGTTTGACTGGTTTACCAGCGGTGATGCTGAAACGGTAACTACCGTCATTGGTAATATCCAGACTGTTTTCGAGACTTTCGGCGATATCCTCTCGACTGCGTGGGACACTATCGGTACTGTACTCAGTAATTTCGCTGACGGTTTTTCGCGTACATTTAACGACTCGACTACTGGCGCTCTTGATGGATTGATGAGCGCTTTCCAGGGTCTCATTGATGTGCTTTCCGGTAATGACGAGGCTTTTAGCGGCTTTATGGAGACCATGGAGCCGATCATTTCGACTCTTTCAGACCTCTTCGGCAGCACGCTTGCAACGGCAATTACCCTGGTAGTCGATGTGATTTCCGCTGTAATCACTATCATTAGCAGCGTTATTGAGGCTTTCCAGGATTTCGTCAGCAATATCGATGAGATCCCAGCGCAAGTCGAAACATTCGTTACCAATGTGCAGACGTTTTTCTCCGAGTTGCCTGGGAAAATTAAGACGTTCCTCGATGAGGTAATTTCCAACGCTGGAACCTGGGTCAGTGATATGGCTGGGAAAGCCGTTGAAATGGGCCAAGGATTTTTGGATTCCGTGACCGAAAAATTCGGCGATGTGCTCGACTGGGCAGGCGGTATCGGAAGCTCGATCATCGACGCTCTCGGTGATATGGGCTCGTTGCTGTTTGAGCAGGGTAGCGCAATTATCAGCGGCTTTCTCGATGGCCTTAAATCCATGTGGGACAGTGTTACGGGTTGGGTTTCTGGCATCGGCGAATGGATCGCAGAGAATAAAGGCCCTATCGACTACGATCGCGTGCTGTTGGTTCCGCACGGAAAGGCCATCATGGCAGGTTTGCAGGAAGGCATGGAGACAGGCTTTACGGGCGTGCAAGATGACGTTCTTGGTATGGCATCAGAGCTTGAAGACGCTTTTGGAGCGCCGAAGTTTGACGCATCCGGCTACTTTGACCAGCTAGACAAGCTGACACCTAAGGGCGGATACGAAGAGCTTTTTGCAAACGGCGGCAGTCTGAGCGTGTACAATATCACTATTGATGGTGCGCAGGTAAATCAGGACGTTGCACAAATGACTGGTGATTACCTGCTTGAACTCGCAAGGATTGGAGCGCTTTAATGGCTATCGAGGCTTTCGGCCTCGCAAATACTTCCACTGGCAGTGCTACCAGCTCAATTAAGATTGAGTCTGGTGGCACTGCCCCATCGGATGTGTATATGCGATGGCACACAATGCAGGGTACAGGCGTTATCAAGGCTTTTGACCTGGCCGTTTCCGTGCGCCGCGTGCTTAAGAGCAACGGCGCGAGCGCGAGTGGTGCAGGTGGTGTATCTGACACTCAATATGGAGATTGGTCTGACTGGTATTATGAGCAGGTGCCAATTGCACAATGCTCGCCTGTCGCAGACTCCACTGGCTACAATTATGCACACACGCTTAATTTGGCTGGAATGTATGCAAAAGAGGGCCTAAGCAACAATGGATTTAATTTTGAGACTCGCCAAAATGACGAGATGCATTTTCAGCTTAAAGTCAAAGCTATTTATGAGCCTACCTGGGCGAATGCTTGGAACAATGGCGTTCTTACATCGCCTGTGACGTATGCCGAGGCTTGGATCGGTTGGATTCCGCAATATACGATCGCGTCTGCGTCTTTCGACTCAACCGGCGATTTAACAGTTAAATTTAACCGCCCAAATTGGATGCGTACAGACGATACTTGGGTGCTTACAAATCTTGTCAATGACGGATATGTAGTGACAAAAAACAAGCCTGTTAGCGGTCTTGTAGGCAACGGAACAATCAAAATACCTCGTGGTTCTTTTTCACACGCGCTTAATTCTGGAGCAAGTGTATTTAGCTTTAAGATAAACGCATCGTATAAAAGCAAGGGATATGAGCTAACAACCTGCGAAGGATACGCTAATGTCGCAGACCTTAGCAAGTCAAGCACGCCGACTGTCTCTGTGCAGCAATTTGATAAATCGGTAGGCGTTACTGTGAGAGGAAGTAGCGACCAAACTGTAATGTCAACCACATTTGATATTAAGTTGCGCGGTTATGACGATAAATATGACTGGTTTGGAGGCGTTAAAGCAGGGACGTATACTTTCGAGTTCCCTCCGTTTGACACACCTTTTTACATCGATGTGCGCGGCCACGGCCCTAATAGTCAATCTGCACTCGTGAGCAAGGGGCCTTACACAATACCTAGTGCTAAGCTTGGGACTGTTATACAAGATGTTGACAATCCAAGCAATGCAACGAACATTTTTTATGGAACTGTCGGAAAGCGCAGCGGATCTCGTGACGTTAATGTTGTCAAACTTGCAGGCCGCAACCGATCCAGTGCGTATTTTGGCACTGGTGCAAGCGTGAGTGAGATGGTGCAGGGTAAGCTAATCGACAAGGCAGGCATTGAGCTAGATGCTCCCGAAGCTCTCGAAAAGCTCGCTACCACGGGCAAGGTCGTAATGGTGCGAAAGCCAGGAGGCTATCGCCATCGTTGCGTAATCACTAAATTCACGGCTCAGCGCGGGTGCGTTTCACCAGTTGTGGATGTGCAACTGTCTTTGACGGAGGTGGATTAAATGGCTACTGATTGGGGCGCGTCCGGGCGTGTGGACACTTACAGCCTTAAGGCTGTTGATCCTTTCACGCTCAAAAACGTTGAGACACTGCAATTCGATGCTTCTTCCTCGTCTATTACCGAGGCATATTATTCCGATAATTATTCGTCTGCATCAATCATGCTCGAAGGCAGCGATTACGTGAAAGATGGTAGCGAGCGCCTTTTACGCATCTACCACGACGTTACGGCCGCAGACGGCACGAAGGTTTCTGAGGTGCTTGGGACATTTTTCGTTGACTCAATGACGAGAAATGCTAAGTGGCATCGCCAGTCTCGAAACTTGGCGTGCTACTCAACACTACTACGTAGCAGCGACGATAAACTCACAGCAGACTTTGCACGTGCTAAAGGGGCTAATGTGGTCGCTGCAATCCGTGCTGTCGTGCAAGCAGATGGCGGCAGACTGCGCGTTATGGATGGCGTGGACAAGACGCGAACGTTCGGGCAGCCGATTAGTTTTGAGATCGGCACTTGCAAAAAGACCGTGGCGGCTGAAATGGCAGGTTGGATCGGTTGCACAATCGGCGTTGACCAATACGGCTATGTGACGCTTTCACCATATCAAAACCCATCATCAGTCGCCCCAAAGTATACATTTACGGAAGGACAGCATTGCATGTACCTTCCCGGTGTCGGATGGGACTCAAACCGCGACGAAGTGCTCAATCGTGTGGTTATGTATTACTCGCGCGAGAGCAAAAACGATGATGATCCCTACCCATTGACTGACCGCGTTATGGTCGATCTACCCGAATCCTCGCGTTGGTCTTATGACAAGGTTGGACGGCGTAAGTCTGAGGTAGTGTCAGTGTCTCAGCCTTGCAGCCATGCCGAGCTGCTTGCAAAGGCTCAGACCTACCTCGCGGAAAACTCGGCTGAGATACTATACATCACCATAAGTCACGTACAGGTGCCAGGACTCCATGCAGGTGACGTTATCGAATATATCAATAACACCGACGAGGACGGTTTGCACGTTACGGGTCTGATTACGCAGATGGAGATCAACAATCTTGGCCCAGGGTGCATGTGCACGAGCAAGATTAAAATCTTGGGTTGGATAAGTGGCTAAAATGGCTATGAAATATGACGTTATCAACGCAATTTTTAAGAACCGCACAGACGGCCAGAGCGCAACGGCATCCGGTGGCATCACTGCATCTACCACTGTACGCCATGGCGAGTCGCAAGCAGACTCAGCAAACGGTTTTGTGGAAGTACTGCTAGATGGCTCAGATATGACCGTGACCGTTGCGTGTGAGGCAAACGTGAAGAAGGGGCAGCGCGTTACGGTCATCAATATGGGCGGCATCTACAAAGTTGTCAGCCTTGGAGACATTCAAGACCAAATTGACGAAATCGCAGGTAGCGTGGGAGACTGGCAAACTGCACTTGACAATGCCACAAAATCGCTTAGCGCTGAAATCGACAAGGCGCGAAAGACTGCCACGAACTACATCGGCGAAGACGCAACCGGGGCTATCGTAATTTCAGATACCAACAGCACATCGACCACAAAGAGCAGTGCAGTCTTTGACGCATACGGTACGCGCATTCGCCGTGGTGAAACAGATTACGCGACCTTTGGTGAGGTGACAAAGCTTGGTGCAGCTACCGAATATCAGACGTGGATAAGCAAAAATGGTATTCAGTTTTACGATGGCAACGCGACGCTTCTCGGCACCATCTCGGCGCACACCAACGATGCTGGTATCAATGCGCTGCACATCGGAGGGCAGAACGGCGTGTATATCGACGCTGCGGGAGGAGCTGAAAACGGCGGCACTTCGATGTATGCAGGCTCGCACATTGCGATGATGGATCAATATTCTGGTTTCAGCACTGGTTCTATTGCGCATTCCGATGGTAATATGGAATATGGCGCATTCGTCAATGGCGCTAATTTCCTCAAACTTTCGGCACTAAACGTCACTGCAACAGCAGGTGTAAACACACTCAGCCTGAACAGCGCAACGCCGAGCATATCCATGAACAATTTCGGCGCAAATTCGGCAATAAACATTTACCGCAGGGATTCCAACGCCACAGACGCGACCATGACGCGCGTGCAATTGAATAAAACTCACGCTTGTATGAATTACGGTGAGTGGTGGTATGAGGCACTCCCGACAAAGCTGCATATGGGTGTGAAAAACGGTTTTATCGACGTTGGAAAAATCGCTGACCTCCCTAACGGCACCGCAGACGCAGATAGTTATTATGCGACTATCAGGGCAAAGCGCTTGGCAATGGGACTCAACACAACGTCAGTCGGTGAGCTTGCGTACGACAGACAATGGAAAACTGGCTGCTACCTGCGCAAATGGGGCCCGATTGTCATTGCGGACATTAAGTATACAGTTCCATCAGGCGGCTGGGCTGCTGGCGGCTCGCACACTTTCGGGGTTGTCGGTACTGGTTTCAAACCGTCTTCGACGTTCCGCACAAACGCCGCATTGTGCGATGCTTCTGGCAATGGTAGGCAGGCTTTCGTGTACTGCAACACTGACGGCACGATATCCATTTACAATCCGCTAGCAGTACCCGCAGGCACTGACTTTGTGGGACAGCTCGTGTGGATTGCAGCTGTATAATTGTCATGCAATATGCAATACAACAAACGATAGAAAGGTTTGACCAATGGGAGTTTGGATTACTGAAACGCAAGTGTGGGCGTTTGCCTGTGTATTTGTTTTCATGATGTGTGATATCAT